CATGACCTTGAGAATCCCGGGCTTGATCCGATCCCTGGCCAGACGCGTTTGCGCGAGCACCAGGGCAAAGGGGATCTGCTTTCGCTGAATGTCCGAGATTTCACGGGCCAGGGCCACGCTATCGATATCCAGTTTCAGGTCGAGCATATACCTACTCTCCGCCCGTCTTTTGCCCTGGCGATGGTTCGCTAACTCCTGCCCTCTTTGCCAAGAACTGCGTGTACAAACCACCAGCAACATCAGCACCGATGACCGCGATGACAATACCTAAACCTGCAGCCAGATAGAGATTGCTCCACAGAGCCGTAGCGAGCAGTAGCGTGGCCATACCCAATAGGCCAGACGCTAGAAAACGCAGTGCTACGCGCTGCAGGATCTGCCGAAGCCCAAGGTCGGAACCTGATGCCCTCAGCATCTCCCCGGACAAACCGGCCATGCTCAACAACACCAACAGCCAAAGGGGCACGTCAGCAAGAGCCTGATGCTCAGTGTTCATCTGTTGTCCTCGAATAGGTCCGGCCTCCATGTCACTGTCATCTGCTTGAAGCAAAGAGCCAGGCATGGGGCCGAAAACGAAAAAGCCCTGCTCAATGGCAGGGCTTGTAAGTAGGAACAAAAAACCCGGCTCCATGGCCGGGTTCTTGAAGGGCGTCACGCTGCGTTCACAGCAATACACGCTGCTATGAAAACAGAGTTATTCCGTGCGGAAAACCTTTTTTTGCTCTACCTGACACACTGGTTGATCCAATCTCTGTTCATATTATTTTTTCGCAAATGCTGGAACTGTTTTAGCAAGCTCATCGCGCATCTCGCTTAGAACATCAATCAAGGGAACGCTTCTACCAACACGACGAGCCAAGTCTTGAATATGCATTTCGAACGTAAATTTCTGAGTTCCTGGATGAGCATCTGCTAATTTCGCCCTTTCTAAAAACTCCACAAGCCCAGTCTTCCCTTCACCAACCATTTCCATTAATTCTTCAAACTCATGAATCGTTAGAAAGTACATATTTTCAATAGGAATATGGTGCTCTACGGCATAGTTTTTACGAATATTATTTAACTCAACCTCACCAACCACACCGGCAAGGGTGAGTCCATTACCTATATAAAGCTCCTTATATGTAACAACCAAAAGATAATTTGATGAGCGGTGACAAATTACAGGATTTTTGCCACATACAGAAGGCAACCTAGAAACAACTTCATGTCCCTGCACAAAGGCCTTCAGCAGAGATGTCTTGGTAGCTCGACGAATGTCTCCCTTTCTAACCGCAGCCATCCCACTTTGGGCCATTTCTACGCCCTTGGCATCGATCAACACATTAGACTCGCCGTCTGCAACTAGAAAATCTACAACACCACCTACTCCTGGAAGTTGATCAATCAGTTCTTTCTCTAGGGCTATCGGCAATTTTGATTTGCCCAGCCACTTCCCAACATAAGCCTCAAACGATTTACCGAATGGCGCATTAAATGCGTTAACATCTTCTCGCTTGAGATAATCGTAGATGAAATGCCCTAATGAGCGATTTAGAACATGCGGCGAAACACACCAATACTGACCGCCTACTTTTACAAGGGGAAATCTTAAAAAAGGTGTTTGTTGTAAAAACTCAGTCGGGCCTCTCTCATCAAACTCTGACGACAAAGCTTTTGGTAATTCATTAACATTTATTGAGACCGCTCGTAGATAAGCATCGACTTCCATCGGAGTAAATGGTGGACAGAGCGCAAAAAGATACTCTCTACTGAGCACCATTCCATGCTTCTCAACACTCGCAAGCAGGGCGAACGAAAGCCTAAGAAAGGCCTCAACAGAAAGCCCTACACCGTTAAGAAACCTTGTTTTAAAATAGTGATTTATCGGAACCTTCGCAAAAATGATTTCTTGACGAGCAATATCAACAAGCTTTCCTTCTGCTTGATAAAAAAACTGTTGATATGCTAGAGCTCTAAAAAACAATCTTAGATCCTCATAGTCATTAGGCATTTTATCGCTATTAGTTAAATCCAATACTTTTTGTAGCAGCCCTACCAATTGCGCTTGATTGATAGGCGGCCGAGAAATCGAAGTATCTGCTAAAGCATCAGTAAAAGTCCACTTAATCAAAAGCATTATCAGCCAAGGCTGCCTAGAAGTCCTCGCCAACTTAGACTTGGCTGGCGCATATAAATAAACCAAACATTCCTTGAGTATACTTATAGGATGATACCTTCTAATTAACGTTTGGATCTCGCGGAACCCCTCATCAAAACTATCCATTTTTTCGCGTACCCCACCCCATAACACACCATATGCACGATAAAAATTTCAACCCCAAATCTACACCCAATTGGGCACTTAGGTTTTTTTATTTTTTGTGATCTACATGAAGCTCAAGACCGATGGCTCAGCCATCCATCGGCCGGCTTTAAAGCGAAGCAGTTCATGCTCCCGCAAGGGCCTTTACCGCGCTAAGCGACCGCACGAAATTCACTTACCGCACAATCTATCCACGCCGCGCCTGCTCTCACCAACTCGCGCGCTTTGCCTTCACTGATTCCGTAGTGTTTGCCCACTCGGACCATAGGCCATTTGGCTCCAAAGTACAGCCATACTACATCCCCCATCTGTTGATCTCGATGAGCGAGCCTTGCCACGGCATTGTCGATAGTTATCGCCCAATCGTCTGTAATGCAGTAGTTCTTGCTAGCTGAAACTTGCGGCATTACCTGACGCATCAGTGCAAAGGTCGGCGACGTGTAGATGGGTACGCCAGCCCCATCCATCCGCCACCAACCCCATTGTTCCAGTAAGTACTCGGTTTCCCCCAATGGACGGCCTGCTGGTTTACGAATCATCATGCTCTCAATCCCCTGTGTAGTTTGTGCCGCCCGCCCCCAGGCGGTTTTTTTTATGATTTTGGCTCTGTAACCCGTCCATCTGGTTTGGGCTTTTCAGAGCCAAAATTTCACGTTGCGCGTGCTGCAATTTGAAACTCAATTGGGTCACCAACTCGTCGGAAGAAAGCACCAACTTGCTGCCCCTAACAACCCAACCTGATCCGTTGCATTCAGTGCAAACCAGCTCATAAAACAGCCCTTTCACTACCGCTTTCCCCTCACAGATCGAGCAAGGCTCCAGCTCGATCCGTTCGCGCTTAAAGCCAGGCACTCGTCCCTTCTGCATGATTTAAAACCTCGCCCTTAACAAATTGCGGAAGTGTCTCGCAGGCCGCGCCATTCATAGCGTCTACGACGTTTTGCGAATCTTCATATCTAGCGCCTGTCTGCTCATGGATCGCCTTGAAGCCACGCTCATCTAACCAGTTGTGCCACTTCACCAGCGCCAGCCGTCGCTGCTCCTTGGCCTGGGTGTTGATGTAGGTCGAAGCGATCTTGCCCAAGGAGTGGTTCAACAGCATCTCGCCGATGTGACCGTCGACGCCGAGGTCAGTCCAGGCGGTACGCGCCACCTTGCGCAGGTCGTGACTGGTCCACGCGCCCTGCCCCAATCGGGTGAACACGGCACTGGCCTGGTTATCGCTCAATGGCTTCCCTCGGCGGGACGGGAACAGGAACGGCCCCTCATACCCGTGGGCGGCCTGCCGGTCCCGGTAACGACGCAGCAACGCGCAGACCTGGTCGGTCAGTGGCACCCGCAATTCGGTCTTGCTCTTGGTGTGTTCGGCCGGCAGGAACCACTCACGCTCAGGCAGCGCAATGTCGGCCCAGCGCGCCTGACGGGTTTCGCCAATGCGGGTGCCGTGGCACAGCATCATCAGGGCGAGCATGGCGTCAGCCGGCGCAGTCTCGAAACGCTCGGTCAGTTGCTCCACCAGCTCGGGCACCTGGACATCGCGCAGACGGGCAGGCTTGGGCAGGATGCGCGCCGTCGTGAAATTGATGAACTTGAGCTCGGCCATCGGGTTGGTTGGAATCAGATCGAGCTTACGCGCCTGACGAAAGGCCACCGCGAGCAGTCGGTACAACTGCTGGACGTACGACAGCGACAACTCGGCCTGAGCCGGCCACATCAGCAGCTGGTCGAGGGTCTGAGCATTGACGTCGCGGATCAGCAGATCCCCCAGGCGTGGCTTGAGCTGGCAACTGATGGCCGACTTGCCGGCGGAACGGCGCTTAGTGGACAGGGCGCGCGAGCGCGCCATGCGATCGCCAAACCAGTCCAGCAGCTCGCCGACGGTTACCCAACCCGATACGCTGGCGGCCCCATCGGCGGCCACCCGCAAACGCACGGCCGGTAACGCCGCGACCACCTGCTTGGTATTCAGGTCGGGAAATCCGCCGATGCGGTGCCACTGGCGTTTGTTCAACAAGTACCAGGAGCCGCGCGTGCGATTCTTCGCATACCGGAAATGCAACGCGGGGTGGCTGGCATCACGCAGATCACGCACATGCTCGAGCCTGGCATTGCGTTGAATTTCGGCATCCGACAGCTTCACGGTCAGGGTTTTAATCAGGGCGCTCAAGCGGTCGCCTCCGGCTGGGCGAGACGGTCCACCACCTCAAACGTGGAAGGCCACATCCACGCACCATAACGCTTGGCCATGGCCTCGTCGGCGAACAGGGCCAAGGCATGGTCCGGTGTGCTACCCAACTCCATCTTGAAAGAGCAGCAGAACACCGCGAAGCGGTAGGTGGCCGGATTGGGAACAGCGAGTCGCTGAGAGTCCATCAGAACGATTCCTTTTTTCGGTAACGGTTGGCCAGGCTGGTGACTTTCTCTGGCTGCTCGACAGCCTCTGGCTTCCACCCGGCAGCAAGGTTTTCAAAGCGGTTGTACTGCCCAAGAAACGCCGTGCGGACAGCGCCCATCTCGATGTCGCGGCCCTTGCCGATGATGATTTCGGCAATGCCCTTGGCCTCGGTGTTTTCGTGATAGACCTCGTCGCGGTACACGAACAGGATCACGTCGGCGTCTTGCTCGATAGCGCCTGACTCCCTCAAGTCGGAGGGGATGGGTCGCTTGTTGGGACGCTCTTCGCATTTACGGGA